AAGGCAAGAAAAAAGTATCATTGAACGGTGAAGTTAAACCAGTATATGATGACGAAGGTATATTGATTGAACAAGGCGTTAAACACTTTGTAGATAATGAAGCAGATACTTGGGGGTTAAGTATCGGAGTTGTATAATGAATTGGATGTTTTATCTTAAAACAACCGAGACCTGCAATCTAAATTGTAAACATTGTTTTACTTCAGGTATCAATGGTCCTAAAGTCTACTGGAATCCAGATAAGATTATCAAGTGGCTTAAAAATTTCAGAAAATATAATTTTCAAAAACACGATACAGCACATTTAGAACTACACGGTGGCGAACCGTTTTTAGTTCCTGTGTCTGAAATGCAATATGTCTATGACGCCACAAAGAATTTGTGGGAACAACAATCAATGGGCATAACTTCCAATCTAGTTTTCAAACTTAAACAAGAACATATTGACTTTATCAAAGGTCCATTAGGTAATAGATGTGGAACAAGTTGGGATCCTAATATAAGATTTGCAAATGAGAAACAAGCAAACTTATGGCGTAAGAATGTAGAGACATTAATCGCCGAAGGTGTCAATATTAAACTTTTTATTTCAGTAACCAAAGACACAATTAGAATTGAACCTATTGAATTACTAAAATGGGTAAGAGATTTGGGTGTAAAAGAAATGGCACTAGAAAGATTGACTGGAAATGGTAATGCAAACTTACATCCAGAGATATTTCCTAGTAATATAGAACAAGACAAGTGGTTTTTGAAAATGCACGAACAATCTATTGAGTATAATACAAGAGATTGGTTTGAAAATGAGTTTTTTGAGACAATTTATTCAAAATTTGAGTATGGTTCAACAAAAGATGGCACATTTTGCCGAGATTGTGAACAAAAACTATTTACACTTAACGCAACAGGCACAATAGGCGGTTGTCCTAACGCAGCTCCCGAGTTTAATTTTGGAACTTTAGATGACCCTCTAGTAGAACTTATAAATAGTCCTAAGAGATTAGAAAATGTTGCTTGTGAAGTGGCAAGGAACCCTAAATGCTTTGATTGTGAAGTATTTAAATATTGTGGAGGCGACTGCCATCAATTAGAATGGCAAGGTAATGTATGTGGTGCTCCTAAATCTCTTATGAAGCACTTAAAGAAACAAAGTGAGGCGAAATGGTAACTTTAAATAACCCGATAACGAGTCAAAACATAGTAGATAGATTTGAGGAACTGGTAACTGATATAGCAGACCACCATATTGTATGGGGTACTGATAATTTACCTGGTCACTCGGCATTTTCTGCTTCTGATTTTGGTGGAGTTGTTGATGGATTTAATCTTAACTTGATAAATGTATCAGGTTCTTATACTCAAAACGAAACCGTAACCGGTTCTATTACAGGTACAATAGGTACCGTAGTTAGTTGGTCTAACAATGTATTAAAAGTTAGAAACATAGTACCAGGTTCTGGTCAAACAGGATTTTTACAAAACGATATTATATCTGGAACTAATTCTGGTGCTGTAGGTTCTGTAAATACTTTTAACGAAGTAAATGCTGTATCTATCGGTATCACAGGTTCATCTATTGGTAATGCAGGTTCATTAATTACTGCAAACCAAATTTATACTACACTTAAAAATGAAATGAACACTTATACTAATATTAAAAACACAAACGCTGTAGTTAATATGACAGGTGCAGGACAACAATATTCAGATACACAAATTGCACACTTACCAACATCACAAAGAACAACTTTAAATCCAAGTCAACCTAGTAGTTTACAAGCAGGTCAAACTATTGATGATAACAACTTGGAAGGTTTCTTTTCAACACTTGCAAACTCTTATAATACTGAAAGAGGAAACACTTATACATTGACAAAAACTATTTGCCACAGCAGTTGCCACGGTAGTTGCCACGGAAGTAGAGGAAGAAGATAATGATTGAATCTATAGTACCAATTGAATTAAAAGACTTAAAAAAATACTTTGAAGACAAAACAGAAACTTATCTATTAGACTATGAAAACAGCACATTGAAAGGTGCTCAGTTTTTGACATATTTAAGTAATTTAGATATACCTTGTGATATTAAGAATATGGACGAAGAACTAATAAGTGAGTATCTTAAATCTCAAATGTTAGTTAGTATACCTAAATTAGAGAAAGAAATAATTGCTGTATTATTTGAACACAAAGGGTTGACAAAGACAGATAAATATAAGAGTGTTATAGAAGAGAACAAAGAGATACTTGACAAATGGGCAGGTAAATTAGAAAGTCTACCATTATATAATATGTCAATTGTCGGTGAAGGTGCTTTCAATGATTTTGTTGAGAGTTATCCTAAAGACGAAACAGAAGATGTAAGAGGTATCAACTTTGTTTCATTATTGAAACACAAAGAATTTTATAGTTATTATCAAATGCCAAAAGAAAACATTGTTAAGAATTATACAAAGTACTTTAAAGAATATATGTTTAAAGGTAAATCTTTATTTGAATATTGGGCAAACGCAAGTAACCCATTATTCTTAATGACTTGGGCAGTTGCTGAAGGCAAATTTGATAGTAAAGAATATAACAAAAGGAAAATGGAAGGTGTACAAAATCTTCCACTAGAGAGTAAATAATATGCTACACTTATTTAATAAAGTTTATTTAGCGTTTGACGATTCAATAGATTGTCATACTAACAGATATGTAATATCAGAAGAAGTTGGTAATGAAATGCACCAAGAACTTCAAAGTACATATAGAGGTAGTTTACTTAATTACGCAAAAAATAAAAACGAAATGCAAGGTAAGTTTGGTGACTTAACTGGTTTCTTTGAAGATGTAAATACTAAACAGAAATCATTAGGAACTAAAGTTATCATTTACTGCGATAGTCAAGCATACCTAGAAATATCTGTAACCTGGTTAAAAACTATGTTGCCGTATGCTGAAAGTGCTGAAATACAAAAGTTTTTAGATATTCATTTACACCACGAAAAAATTATTGCAAATACACAACTACAACCTACTCATACTTTAGCACTAACTAAATTAAATTCAGGATTAGGAAATGTAAGTGGTTATTTCAATGTTTTACCAACACTTGATATAGATAGAATAAAAGCTCTTAATTTAAATTTCTCAATTGAATTATTGTTAGGCGAATACTTTGCTGGTGCTGATACTCACCAAGCAAATTTATTGTCTACTTGGCATATGTTCTTAAAAAGATTTTATAAAGAAGTGTTGACAGATAGTAGAGAAGGTGCTGCTCTTAATCTTTTAAATAGTAATCAACAAACTGCGTTAGGTTATACTAGTGATGATGTTGATTTGAATGCTGATAATCCATTTACAGGAATTACACCATTAGCACCATTTGCTGACGAAGATGTATTCACACAAAAACCTACTGCAACGGTCGGTGCTGTGAATATTGCAAACATAGATGGTCTTTCTACAGAAAAACAAACTGCATTGAAAACTTTAGTTAAAGACTTATATGATTTCCAGAACTCTCCGGATCCTGATTACTTTATGAACCATTTAGATAAAGCTTGTGATTCAAGTTTATCTGCTGAAGATTTTGATACAATTATTACTGAAACGGTGAATAGTCCATCTAGTCTATCTTATATCCCTAGATTTGATATTGGAAATATAAACTATACTTTCTTACAATATCTTTTCTCATTGAAAAAATCTAACGATACAGACACATTAGGAAAATACAGACTATTCGCAAACTCATAGGAGTTTAAATGCGAGAGTTTTTAATAGACCCAAAAAGAGACCCAGAGCAAGAGTACACAATTCACTTATTTGAATTTTGTAATCTGCGTTGTGCTTTCTGTTGGCAAAACCACGAAGATACAATCGGTATTGATAATGTGGTTGATAAACTTCCATCTATAGAAAAATTTGTTTCAAAAGAAATGTATATGAAAGTCACCTTTAATATTATGGGTGGCGAAGTCTTTGCACCTGCAATCTATAACAGAAATCTAAACGAAGGTTATAAACTTCTATCAAAAGGCATACAAAAGATATGTCAAAGGTACGATAAAGAATTTTCAATCAATTGGGTATCTAACTTGGTTACATCACCTGATGGTAATGAACTCATTATGGACTTACTTAAATGGTCCAGAGAAGAAGATATACCTTGTAGACTTACAACAAGTTATGACCCACGAGGTAGATTTAATAAAAAAGACTTTGAGATATTTAAATCTAATGTAGAATATTGGGGTGATGAAGTTACCTGTTTCTCTTGTCTACTTACAAAACCTAATATAAACTTTTATTTAAATGAAGGCGATGAATACTTTGATTATTTGTATAATCAAGGTAAGTACATATATTTTGATTATTATATGCCAGATGAACACGCAAAATATAATATGCCTAGTGATGAACTATTATTAAAGTTTTTTAAACATTGTGTTGACAAATATCCAAATGTTCATCCTGTAAGAGACTGGATATTTAATAAAAAGAATTATGCAAGTTGTAGAGTATCTAAACTTGTTTTAGCAGATGGTACATTATGTCAATGTGGTAACCTTGTACAAGATGAGAAATCATTAAGTCAATATAAGTCGCCCATTAAAAGAAAAGACAATAGTATTATAGAAAACTCTTTCCTAGAGAAATATAATTGTAGTAGTTGTGAATTTTTAGATAGATGTACACTTGGCTGTTTTATGAACCACGATTATAGATATAAGGAGGAGTTGGATGAATGTGTTTACAAACTTACGCACAGATATATTGAAGATGTACGACTACAGCGAAACTATATCGCAAACTAATTATTTCAATTTTCCTAAACATATAGAAGTACAACTAGATAACTTTCCTGTAGAGAAACCATATCTACCTAGAATAGATGGTAGACAAGCACATATGTTTTTATGGTTAGGCAAGAAAGAAGAAGATGGTGAACTATATGAGATTGCAAAGAAAACTAAAGGCGAAAGACAATGGGTTCAAAACAAGACGCCAGGCACATTTATTAAGGGCGTAGGAATGTTTCATATCTATGACGAGTATGTTATAGTCGGTTCTTTGAAATATGCCGGTTATATGAAGAATAGACCTGCAAAAGAAAATAGACATTTAATAAGAACTATGTGGTGTGAGACTATAAACATATTTAAAGATAAAGATATATTGTGTCCTTCAGGTACTTACTTTGATTGGTTACATTTAACAATGAATCAAATGAGAGCACAAAAAGAACCATATCATAGAGAAATAATGTGGCAGTTTGGATTTGATAAAATTGTTGAAGGTAAATTAAAAGATTATTGGATTAGAAGAAAAGAAAATAAAACTGGACTTGACTGGATAGGAAGATGGACTTAATTATAAAACCTACTGAACTTTGTAATTTTAAGTGTACCTTTTGTTCAAGTACACAACTTACAAATGAGAAAAAGAACTGGTTGAAACACGACCAGATATTTCGTTTTTTAGAAAGATTTCCAGAAACTAAAACTATAATAGTAAATGGTGGTGACCCATTGATGATGGCACCTGATTACTACTGGAAGATTATTGAATGGTTAGATAATAAAGGTTATGATACTTCACTTGCATTAACAACTAACTTGTGGCCTTTCTATAAGAAACCTAAACTATGGGTTGACTTATTTAATAATGATAGAGTAGGTATTACAACTTCTTTTCAATATGGTGGTGGTAGATTAAAAGGAGACTATTCAGAATTTACAGAAGAAGACTTTTGGAAGTGTTCAGATACTATGTTAGAGTATTGTGGTTATAGACCAGATTTTATATCTGTTATCACAAGAGAAAATGAACACAACGCAATTAAGAATGTTGAACTTGCAAAAAGAATGTCAGAAGATAAAATGCCAGAAGGTACTTTACATAACTTTTGGCGAGAAGAAAAGACAGGCGTAGAATGTAAGTTAAATTATGCAATGGCAAGTGGTGAACAAAAAGAGCCTTTTTTGTTATCAGATATATATGAGAAGTATGTAGAAATCTATAGGGCAGGTTTAGCACCTTGGGAGTTTAATACTAGACAGATGATGTTAGCAATCAACGATAGTGCTACAAGTTGTCCGTTAAGTAGAAAATGTGATGAAGGTATTAGATGTTTACAACCAGATGGCGACTACTATAGTTGTGGTGCTTTTGGTGATGATAAAGATAAGTCTATAGATTTTGAAGAAGAAATGAAAGGTAAGTTTTTTACACCTTTACAAGATAGTTTAGAGTTAACTACAATGAAAAAGAATTGTTATAGTTGCCCTATGTTTAATATATGTAATGGTTGTAGAAAGACAATTAAAGATTATAAAGAAGCAGGAGTTGTAGAAAAACATTGTGAGAAAATGAAAAGAATAGGACACGATATTTTAATCGCAAATAATAAACCTCACATATCAATGACACCTTATGAGAGAGAATATGCAAGTTAAACATAATGTATTAACAAACTTGGAACTTAATCATATGATAAGTGAACTAGGTAATCTAGGCAAAGATTATCCTATCTATGAAAAGAATGTACATAAGAAATTACCAGATGATTGGAAATGGGCAGATAGTATCTGTAAATTAAATGTACCTAATGTAAAACATTGTATCGTTAGGTATGTTATCGCTGTAAATAGTAAAGATGAAGAAAAGAATATTATAGGGTTTCATACAGACAGCGATGTAAAAGGAGAAAAAACTATTATATTATATTTACAAGGTGATAGTAATAAAGGTGGTCAAATACAAGTTGAAGATAAGACTTATGACTTTAGACAAAACGCAATGTTTATTATGGACTCTCATTTAGTACATAGGGCAATGCCTTATTGGGGAGAAAAAACAAGACTTGCAATTAAATGGAGATGGACTTGTGAGGGGTGAACACGATTTATCAAACTTAATAATAAATGGAGTATGGCCACATAAAGACCTTGCACCTTTTAAATTCTTTGAAGGTGTACAGATACCTTTTGTAGAAACGAAAGGAGAGTATACGGTTGCTGTTCATACTGAAAAGGTTGCACACGCACTTACCACAACCCACAAATATTTGGGTGATAAATATATTAGTAAGTTGTCTAGTAGATATACATTACACGGACGACCTGAAATTGTCAATGGTGTAGATAAAGAAAGTACACTTTGGCACAATGACTTGAAAGAAGGAGCAAACATTGCTATATTAATGTACTTTACAAATGCTTGTAATAAAAAACAAGGTGGTTCTTTATCAGTTAGAAATAAAGAAACAAAAGAATTATCTTGTTGGTTATATCCAGGTAAGAACGATTTAATATTTTTAAATCATAGTAAAGTATGGGAACATAGAGTTGGTAAATTCAAACTAATTGATAGTGAAAGAATTGTAGGATGTTTTAATTATAATATATGAAAAATAAGATATTTCCAAACGGCAGAATACACGCCTCAAAAGAACAAGATTTAGATTACTCAAATGGATACCTTGCGTTATCAGTAAGTCCATTTGACAATAACTTTGACAATGAAGTTGAGAAAGGTGTATTACCTCATTGCCACGCACTTATTAGAAAAGGTTATCTTCCAATATCAAGTTGCGAAGGACACTTTACTAAAAAACACCATATGCCATTTTATGTAATGTTAGCAGTTGGTGGTAAAAACAAATTAGATAGAATATACGATATAATAAACAAGACAAAACATATACCTGGTATATCATATAAAATTAAAGAACAACAAGCAAATGTAAGAGGTGAACTATTAGAAAGAGTAAACTATAGTTTAGATAAAGCAGAAGAGTATGCTGAACTAAACAGATTGTTTATGAGAAATCATTTAGAGTATAATTATCTCTGGATAGGTTTATTTCAAAGTGATAAGAAATTATCAGAAAGAATTTTAAGAAGACTTATGTTTAGTAGATGTAAGAAAATGTTATTGAATAGTATTGAGGTGTTGAACTATGACGAAGCCGAAGATTAATCTGTCAATCAATCCATCTTATTTTTGTAATTTTAGATGTCCTTGGTGTTATCTAAAACCTGAACAATTAGGTGACCAAAAATGTATTGACCATTTTAAATTAAGTGAACTATTAAATGAAGTACAAACTCATAGAGATATAGAACACATTGATTTATATGGTGGTGAGATAGGCGTATTAAAAGAAGGTGCATTAGAAAAAATCACAAATGCAATTAAGATATACTATAAAGAAAAGATTAACATAAACACTAACTTATCTATGATGAGAGAAGAGTTTATGAATCCTGATTATTTTATTAGTGTTAGTTATGATATGGAGAGTAGAGAAGAAAACGAAAAAGTATGGAACAATATGATGAAACTGCCTGTTCCTTTTTCTGTTTTGATACTTGCAAATGAAAAAGTATTAAAAACATCAACTCAACATATATGGTCTAAAATGATACACTTGACTAAAGACAATCAAAACTTTCAAGGATTTGAAATTAAACCTTATAGTACTAATCAGGCAAACCAACATCCTATCACTCACGCACATTTTGAAGACTTTATATTAAGAATGTTAGAGACTAAACCTAACCAATGTCCTGTACATTTTATTAATGAAGACAATATTAAAGACTCTCTTAATAGTAGTTATAACGCATACAGCGATGACCATTTATATATTACACCTAATGGTAAGTTTGCTGTATTAGATTTTGATAAAGACGATAATGAATATTTTTTAGAACTTGATAGTTTTGCTGATTACGAAGTATGGTGTCAGAAAGAAAAAGAACAAAACATTTCCGATATATGTCGTAAGTGTGAATATCTAGGTAGATGTCTAACTGAACATTACAGATATGTTAAAAGTCTAAAAGATGGTTGCAATGGGTATAGGTATCTATTGGATACTTATTCGTTTAAATATGGCAAATAGAGCATTTTGTATAGGTAACGGAACAAGTAGAAAAGGTTTTAAATTTTCTACTATCAAAGGACGAGGTGTTATATTAGGTTGTAATAATCTCTATAAAGATTTTGCACCTGATATTCTAGTCGCAATGAAACATCCTGTTATGCACAAAATTTATCAATCAGGTTATGGTTATACTGCTAGATGTTATTTTAGAGATTGGGCACCTAACACACACGAAAGATATGAGACTATGTTAAATAGTTTCTTTCCTGGGTATAGACATTTACGAGCAATCAGACAATCAGGTCTACTTAAAGAAAATCAACGAGTAGGTTCTGATAGATTTTGTTTACACGGATATGATGATGAAGGACAAAGAAAAGTTAATGTAAGTTGGTTAACAGATGACCTAGTAAAAAATTTTACAGACATACAGAAAACACCTGAACAAACAGAATGGGCAACAGGTCCTGCAAGTGGTTATGTTGCTTGTAAAGAGATAGCAGAATTAAAAGAAGTGTATCTAATTGGACACGACATATATAGTATGTCAAATAAATTTAATAACATATATGCCGGACAAGAATTTTATAAACAAGATACACACCCTAGTCAATACTATTTACAAAACTGGATATTTCAATGGCGTCAACTCTTCAAGTGGTACCATTGGGTTAAGTTTTATAAAGTAAATAGAAAGGCTATGTTAAATGTCAATATTCCGGAGTGGAATGAATGTAGAAATTTGGAGTATATAAGTTATGAAAGAATGGAAGCTCAAACAAGAAGTATATCATAGATTAAATCCTACTCATAAAGATACATTGAACGATAAGGAGATATATCTTATATGGGAAGATAATGATATAATTCTAAATGCAAAAAGACATTGGGTAGAACAGGTAGATAGATTTATCTATCCTGCAAAGAGTTATTGCGTAGCGATATGTTATGCAAAGTGGATAGAGAGAGATTATGGAGATAACTTTTACGACTTGTTAAACGATAAAGACTTGTTGTATGGTAATGACCCTTACTTTGAAATATACAATGGGAAGAAACACATTTATGACCCAATCATAGAAGCGTTTCCTAAAGATGAACAATTGGGAATGATACCAGATATTAGAGACTATTATGAAAAAGAAATACGATATGACGGTGGAATCTAATATAAGAACTGGTATAAATAATAGTACAAGGAGATAATTATGGCTATAAAGATAAATGGTAAAGAGTATGATGAAGAGAAGTTTGACGATAGAACTAAAAATTATGTTATCGCTAGACAAGAGTTAGTACAAAACAAAGCTAGAGTAGAGATTGAACTTGAAAAAATTGATGTGCTTGTTAGGTATTACAATGCTAAGATTTGCGAATTTCTAGGTATTGACCCAACTGCTCCAAAAGAAACTCAACCAGAAGAACCGAAAAAAGAATAGATAAATGGCTGCGATAGCAAATTTAAGACTAGACCAAGGAACTACATTTTCCTCAAATATAACACTTGCAGGAAATGATGGAGCTGCTTGGGACTTGACTGGTCATACCGTTGCTGCTAAAATGGCAAAAGGATATGAGAGTACAAAGACTAGGATAACTATGACAACTGCTGTCGCTAACCCGACTACAGGCATTATTACACTATCATTGACTTCAGCTCAGACAAGCGCCCTGGATGCGCCTGCGAGATATGTTTATGATGTAGAGGTTACTAATACTACTTCAGGAGTGGTTACGAGAGTAATTGAAGGTATTATAACCGTGCGTCCTAATGTGACCATTTAAATATTCTAAATACTATTAGTTTTTGAATACCCTTCGGTTATAAATATTAACAATTAAGGGAGACTAAAAGTGTCGCAAATAAAAGCAAGAATAGATTCTACAATAAGCAGACCGCAACAAGTATCGGTCACTATGCCTGCTGGTGCAGCCTCACAAACTGCTGTTACCAATTCAACTTTGAAATTAAGACTTCTACAAGATGTTGACGCTAGTACCTTAGCAGACGGTAGTATGATTCAGTATTCTGCAACAAGTGATAAATTTGTTGTAAGAGACGAGATAACAACTACAACTGGTTCAATAACACTAAATGGTGGTTCATTTTAAGGAAGTAAAAAGAGAGAGTTAAGATATGGCAACAATAATTAGAATAAAACGAAGTGCTAACACTTCTGCTCCAAGTACTCTAAAACTCGGAGAATTAGCGTTAACCTACGGTACTGGTACTGCAGGAAATAACGGAGATAGATTATTCATAGGTACAGGTGGTGTAGATACAAATGGTGACGCAAACGATATTGATGTAATTGGTGGTAAGTATTTCACAAGTTTATTTCCATCTACAAACGGTGTTATTACCGCTGAAAAATTAATAACAACAGATTCAAACAAAAGAATTGACGAGATTATAGTTGGTAACGAAACAACTAACTCTGGTCGTATAACTTTTAATGAAGCTACAAACAACGGTTCAAACAATGTTGTTTTAAAAGCTCCATTATCATTAACAAATTCATCAACACTATTATTACCTGATGGTGCTGGTTCACAAGGACAATTTCTAAAAGTAATATCTGCTTCTGGTACTGAAGCTCAATTAGGATTTGACGCTGTTGATACCACACTAACAATTGAAGATAGTGCTGGTGCAACAACAGATTACTCAACTAACTCTACTCTATTACTTACAGGTGATGGAACGATTGATACTGCGGTTACTAATAATACGGTAACTATTAAAGTACAAGACGGTGGAGTTGGAACAACACAACTTGCTGCTAATGCGGTAACAAATGCTAAACTTGCAAATGACGGTGTAACCTTAGGTTCTACTGCACTAACTCTCGGTGGTACTACAACTGACCTTGCAGGATTAACAAATGTTGTTGTTGACCATTTAACAATTGATGGACAAGATATTGCCACATCAGCTGCGAACAGAAATATTACTTTAACACCACACGGAACTGGAACGGTTACCGTACCTAGTGGATATAAAGATAGAGCTGGTTTCGCTTCTGACTCACTTGCAACAAAAGAATATGTTGATAGTGCTTCAAGTGGTTTAGATGTAAAAGATAGTTGTAGAGTTGCTACTACAGCAAACTTATCTGCTACATATGACCAATCAAATGGTAGACTAGACAATTCAGGAACTCAAGCCGCACTAACTATTGACGGTATTGCATTATCACAAAACGATAGAGTACTTGTTAAAGACCAAACAGAAGCTAGACAAAACGGTATCTACATTGTAGAAATCGTTGGTACTAACTCTACTAATTGGAGATTAACAAGAAGTGATGACGCAAATATCGGTACAGATATAACTGGTGGTACATTTACTTTCGTAGAAGAAGGTACTGCTAATAGTGATAACGGTTATGTGTTCACACACAATGGTACACCTACAATAACAGATAGTACACTTTCTAACAATACTGAAATGCCAGTATCACAATTCTCTGGTGCAGGACAAGTAGTTGCTGGTGCAGCTATGGTAAAAGCAGGAAATACTTTAGATGTTAATGTAGACAATACTTCAATCGCTGTAATATCAGACGCTTTATCTATTAAAGCAGGTGGGGTTACAAATGCTATGTTAGCAGGAAGTATTGCAAATTCTAAACTTGCGGATCCAAATATCTCACTTGCTGGTGAGAGTGGAACCGGTTCAGTTGGATTAGGTGGTACATTAACTATTTCTGCAGGAGAAGGAATTGATACTTCTGCTTCAGGTACTGCAATCACAATCGCTGGTGAAGACGCAAGTACAACGAATAAAGGAGTTGCTTCTTTTAGTACTGATAACTTTACGGTAACAAGTGGTGCCGTTGAGGTTACTACTATTGACGGTGGGTCGTTCTAATGGCTGATACCGTAATAAAACCAAAAAGAAGTTTCACAGCTGCTGCTGTTCCTCAATTATCTGATTTAGAAATTGGTGAATTAGCAATGAACATTGCTGACGGTAAGTTTTACACGAAGCAAAATGCGAACACTATTAGAGAAGTTGGTGGTGCAAGTGCTGTTAATATTCAATCAGTATTAAATGCTGGTGCTATTACAACAACTGACTTAACTTTTAATAACGCAAATATAGTATTTGAAGGCGCTACACCAGACGCCTACGAAACAACATTAACGGTAGAAGACCCGACTGCTGATAGAACGGTTAAACTACCAAATTCTAGTGGAACATTAGCATTGACAGGAGATATTCTTGCCTTTGCTGTTGTATTTGGAGGATAATAAATGGCTAGTGCTTTTAAAAACGCAGGACAAACTAACTCACAAGTTGATGATTCAACTGCAAATGTTTATACAGCGCCATCTAATGGTACTGCTGTATTACACGCTGTTTATATCTCAAACACTTCAACTGATACACAAGCAGAAGTAGATGTAAAGGTTACGGTTGATGGTGGTACTACTTTCAAAACAATGATGAGTAATATTATTATTCCACAGAATAACACTTTTATATTAGATAAGCCTGTAAATTTAGAGGCAAATGACATTATAAGAGTGATTGCTTCTCACGGAAATACTGATACATTTATTTCGGTATTAGAGAATACATAAGATTAAAATAGTTATAAATATAAGAAAACGAAGAGGAAGAATTAGATGGCATTAGCATTACCAACAGGAGCTTCACAAGCAGTTGCCGTAGACGCAGCTGGTTTCCAAATCTCTAACGAATATGCTATGCACGCCCTTAACCGTGATGTTAATGGTCTTTTGATATACACAAAGACCAAATTAGATAGTAATGAGGAAGTGATTGTTAACAGCGGAGAAGGTTTTGGATTTAATGGGTTTGAAGGACTTGCAATCGGTAAGGCAAGTGATGGAACAACCGTTCAGAATACACTACAAAGTGATTTTGACGAGAATACAGACGCTCATTACCAAACTAACGCAAAGTTTAGAAAGTATCAACAGACAAGATTTGATCCGTTGAAACTTTTTTACTTTTTAAATGATGAAGGTAATCTTGTGGCAAGGTATCAACAAGATTATACTTACGCCGCTAGTGAGACAGCAACTTCTACAACTGGAAGCAACTGGATCCCAAGTGGTGGAAACTATTATACCGCTAGTAATGTTAACAGGTACTTGTAAAAATTAAATAGAGAGAGATAAAAATGGCAGATTTTATTTTAGGAAGACTTAAATTTCACTTTAAAGGAGATTGGGTTACAGGAACGGCATATATTAAAGATGATGTCGTAAGATACGGAGGAAATAGCTTCGTAGCGATGGCGAACCATACAGGTTCAGCTGCGTTTGAAACAGATTTAACAGCAACCAAATGGAAAAAGATGGTTGCAGGACAAGAATGGAAAGGCGCTTGGCAAGCAACTACAGCTTATAAAGTTGATGATGTTGTACAATGGGGAGGTTCTACTTTCGTATGTAATGAAGCGCACACTTCACAATCAGATTTATATGACGACACTAGTAAATGGACTTCTTTTGTTCCAGGATTTAACTGGACAGGAACTTATACTGCTTCAACAGCATATAAAGTAAACGACTTAGCGAAATACGGTGCAAATGTTTATATTTGTTCAGTTGAACATACTGCCGCTTCAACAATAGATACAACTAAATTTTCACTATTCGTTTCTGGATTAGAATTTGAAGATTCATACAACTCTGGTACTGCCTACCAAGCTGGTGATGTTGTAACCTACGGAGGTTATAACTATGTCGCAATTCAACAATCTACAGGTCAATCACCTTATAACAATGCAACATACTGGGAAGTACTTACAACTGGATTTAAAATGGTTGGTACTTATGCCGGTGCAACTGCTTATAAAACTGGTGATGTAGTTAGATATGGTGGTCATACATATGTTGCAAAAACAGACGCAACTGGTATTGTACCAACAACAACTGCAACTTGGGATTTATTAAACGAAGGATTTAACTGGAGAGATAGTTGGGCAGACGCAACTGCTTATGCTCCTGGTGACGCAATCGGTTATGGTTCATCTTCTTACAGATGTAAACTTGCTCACACTTCTTCTGCTGTACAAGGTGACGCAAAAAGACCTGACTATGATACAGGCGGAGTTTACTGGGATTTAGTTGCTGAAGGTGATTCAAACTTTGTTACCACTAGTAGAGGTGACTTATTAACTAGAAACGCTACACAAAATATTAGACTACCAATTGGTACAGCTGGTTCAGTTGTACAATCAGACGGAACAGATGTTAGTTGGGGAATACCTGGGGTTACAACAAATGTATTCTTTGTTGCAAAACACGGTGCTGACAACGATCCATCTACTGATACAGGTAGAGGTACTTCACTAGACAAACCTTGGTTAACACTTGCATACGCAATGGCTTGGATTAATTCAAATGTTGCTGCTAGTGCTTACAAAACGGTTTATGTAAAAACTGGAACTTACGAAGAGGCATTGCCTATCGTTCTTTCTGCTAATACACAATTAGTTGGAGACGGAGTAAGAAGTACAAGAATTACACCTGCTTCTGGAAATTCAGTAGTTGCAGGATTAACAAACACACCAAACAATCGTGCTGATATGTTTAGAGTACATAACGGTACAACGGTTACTGGTTTCACATTTAGTGGAATGGTTGGAACTATGGGAAGTGCTGACTCATATGGAGTTGCAAGACCTAATACTTCTGACGGTGCAACACGAAGTGGTGTTGTATTTGCATTAGACCCAGGAACTGGAGTTGGTGATACAACTACACACATTACAACTAAATCACCATTTATTCAGAATTGTACACACTTTGGTACAGGTTCTGTTGGTATTAAAATTGACGGTGCATTACACAACTCTGGAAACAGAAGTATACTTGCAAACGACTTTACACAGGTAACTTCTGGAGGTGTTGGAGTATGGGCACTTGCAAATGCAAAATCAGAATTAGTATCTGTATTTACATATTACGCACATCACGGTTACTTATGTGATAGTGGTGCTGTTATGAGAAGTTTGAACTCAAACAACTCTTACGGTGAATACGGTTCAACAGCTGCTGGTATTGACGCAAACGAAACGCCATATACTGGTAATGTAGATTTAAGAGATAACGAAGCTCAAGTAGGAAGAGTATTAGTATCTGGTTCAGGTATCGGAAGATTAGAATTACAATATGCAGGACAATCATATTCTTCTGCTTCAATTGCAATTGCCGGTTCTGGTGCTTCAGGAACTGCGTCTGCTTCTTTTAGTGATGGCGCTGTAAACTTTATTAAAGTTAACACAACAGGTTCTACACACTTTACTACAACAGGATTTGCACAATCAGGAACTGCAAGTACAATTAAACTTGCTGCTTCTGACTCACAACCTGATGACTTCTACAATGGTATGAGAATTACGGTTTACACAGGAACTGGTTATGGTAACACAGGTGTTATCGCTGACTATGTTGCTTCTACAAAAACTTGTACGGTACAAAAAGAAAATGGTACTGCAGGATTTGATGTATTTGTAAACTCTGGATTATCAGCTGCAACATCTTTTGATACAACAACAGGTTACGAAATTGAACCTAGAGTTGCTTTAAGTGGTGGTGGTTCTCCTAGTAGAAACGCACTCGCAAGAGCAGTTGTAGAAAATCAACAAGTTTCAAAAATTCTTATATTAGACGGTGGTGCTGGTTATTCTTCTGCACCAACGGTAACAATTACAGACCCTAACGCAAGTACGGTTGCTACTGCAACTTCACATATTGCTGACGGTGTAATATCACAAACAACAATAACAAGTGCTGGTTCTGGATACAAAACAGAAACTTCAACTGCTACTATCACTGGTAACGGTTTTGCTGAAATTCAAAGTGAAGGTACTGCCTTTGTAAGATTAACAGGATTATCTAAATCGCCAACAGGTGGTGACATTGTTGAATTTGCTGGAATAACAAACCAAGCATATTATGTTGTTGGTGTAACCGGTTATTCAAGTGGTGCTGGTTTAGTTAGAGTAAATCCTAAATTTACAACTTCTAATCAACCAACTCACGCTGAAACTGCAACTTTAAGAAGTAATTACTCAAACATTAGATTGACTGGACACGACTTCTTGGATGTAGGTACTGGTGATTTTACAACAACAAATTATCCTAACACACCAACTCAAGCGCCTGACGCAAATGATGAAATCTTTGAAGCAGATAGAGGAAGAGTATTCTACTCATCTACTGACCAAGACGGTAACTTTAGAGTTGGTAACTTGTTTAGAATTGAACAGGCAACTGGTAAAGCAACATTGAATGCTGAAGCATTTGACCTTTCAGGATTACAAGAATTGAGTTTAGGCTCAAACGCACAAGGTAATTTCGGTGCTACAATTAATGAATTTAGTACTGACGGAACATTAGCAGATAATTCTGATAGTGCTCTAGTTACCGAAAGAGCGATTAAGACTTATGTAGATGGTCAACTTGGTGGAGGACAGAATGATTTATCAGTTAACTCATTAACTGCTGGTTCAATTACTGCTTCTGGCACAGCGATTTCTACAACAGGTGTTGCGGGAAGTGATGTAAACTTATCTATTGGAACACAAAACAATGGTATAATTTCATTTACTTCACAAACACAAACAGCAATCACTCCGACTGCGAATAATGATATAGTTAATAAATCTTATGTTGACGCACAAGGAACACCAACTTTACAAACACTTTCAATTGATGATGACACATTAGACTTGAAGAGAAGAGTTATCACAAACGCTAATGAGTTAATACAGAAAGAAAGTGCTTACTTTGATGGTACGGATGCTACTGAAGGATTTGAATTTATCAACGGAACAATGCAAATTAACATTGATAAATCTGGAGACTTGGTAATAGAAACAACATAAATAATAGTTAAATAGGAAGATATAAAAATGGCAACAACAAAAACTAGAATTGGTAATCTGTTCTTCAATTATCAAGGTGAATATTCTGCTACGAAGACTTATCATAAAGATGATGTTGTATTATACAACAATTCTGATTTTATCTGCGTAAAAAATTCATCTACGACAGGACAAGCACCTGACACAGGAACAGAAGCTCAACAAAAAAGATATGTAAGGGTAACTATTGCTACATCAGCAAGTACTGGTGGCAATGCCTTTAAATGGGACGGCGAAGCAGCTTGGCCTGCTACAGAAGTACAATACAAAATTGGTGATACTTTAGTATTATACCAAGACGGTAATGACTTTGATGATAACTCAATAGCATTTTCAACTTCGTCTACTTCAAAAGAAAACAATTTATACCACACAGATGTAACCTATATGTTAGACGGTAAATCTGTTGGTGGTGGAACTGCAAGTGGTGAATACTTTAACTCTGGTACATTTAACAATGCTGCTAAAAGAGAAATAAGAATAGAAATTACTGCTGAAACACCAAAAGAATTATACATTTTTAATTATCAAAATCCTTCTGCTACTTGGGGACCTAAATTAGTTGTTGCCGAGAACCAAGTATGGAAAGAAATTAGACAATCATTTAAATGGAGAGGTGACCACGACAATACAAACGCAAGTGGTTCATATTTAACTTATCAACCAAATGATGTTGTAAGAATAAATGTACCTGTTGATAATGACTTTTCAACAAACAATCAGTATTCTGGAAACCAAATACAAAAAATCAGAGCAACTTATATATGTTTAAAAACACATACTTGTGATGGTACTGACAAATATTTACCTTGGGACCAAGATACAGATACAGACGAAAACAAATGGTGGGAAAGAATTTCAGAAGAACATCAATTTGATGAAGAAACAATAACAGATAGTGGTTCTGTTGTTTCTATCAATAACATTTCTGCTGCTTCTCCTGCAAGACAACAAGGATTTTATCCTTTCGTAAATACTAAAAACATAACTGCCGCTGCTGAAAACTCAAATGCTGGTAGAACTGGTGGATATAACCCACCTATGGTTAATGTAACCGTTGAAGGTTACCAATCTGTTAAATCAGTTGGAAACTTCTCTACTGCACATTACAAAAGAAAACCTGGTGTTTACAGAAACTTAACTCAATCTTCAACTTCAGGTGCTGGTTCAAACGCAAACTTTGATATTGAAGTAGACAACAATGGTAAAGTAATTAGAGTAGAGGTTACGAAAAAATCACTTGGTGGTCAAATGGGTGGTTTAGGATACGCACAAAACGAAACGATTACAATAGGTGACTCACTTCTAGGAAGTGGTGGTGCACCTGACTTTACTTTTGATGTATTAACAATTGGTACTTGGGGTGCTCTTAATATAGAAATCGCTAGAGACCAAAAAAGAGGAATGCAAAACGCACAATGGGAAAACAATGACGAAGCTGAAATGCTTGGTGGTGAGAACAATGCTGCTTCTGACCAACTAGGTATTGACGGACAAGTATTCTATTCTTCTGCGAATGTAACCTTTGATGTTGTATCTACACAAAAGAAAGCAAGAGGTTATCAAAACTTCTATAGTGGAAACAGATTAGAATGTATGGCATTATGTAATGAAAACGGACCTATCGGAGATGACCATCCGTTATACAGATTGCCTGGACAATTCCAACAAGCACAATGTGTTAACTGGCCGTGTTTTATTAATGGTCGTGGCGGAATTACAAGTTGGGGTTCAAACTCTAACGGTCAAAACGGACAAGACCAAGGTTCAATTTTAACTGGAGTTGGAATGGTATTTCCATTCCTAGATTGGTACAGAAGTACAGACAATGGTGGTTCTGGAATTCACACTACTCCTGATGGAGAAGTACCAAAAGCAATTCAACTATTATCTGGATACGAAGTTGGTATGGCACTATTTAATAATGGTGAAGTATACCATTGGGGTTACGGAGGTCACGGACAAAATGGTGACGCTGCTACTTCAAACAGAGGATATCCAGTAAGATGTGGTGGAACATACCAAGAAATTTATCTTGCTGCTAATACTTCTACACACACTTTTAAAGATACTAGAATTAAAAGAATTTACATAACTAATTGGGGCGGAGACAATAACACAAGTACACATAGTTGTTATGCGTTAGATACTGACGGCGAACTATGGGCTTGGGGTTACAATGGTTACGGTCAATTAGGACAAAATAATACTTCTGATTTAAGTAGACCAACAAAAATTAATAAGACAGCTTACTTTAATGGTAATAAGATTGACGCTTTCTGGACTGCTGGTGCAGGATACGCTTTCTGTTATGCTTTAGATGTAACCGGAAAACTTTATAGTTGGGGTTACAATGGATATGGTCAGTTAGGACAAACTAATACAACTAACTTATCAGTACCTACAGAAGTTCCAGGTATCACTTGGGATAACGGTGCTTCAAATCCAGGTAAGATTAAA